AGCTGTTGTTCTATCAACAGACGGTGTATGCCTGACGGATATAGTACCACCATGCAAAACATCAACATCAGTTGAAGGGTTAAAACGTAATCTTACAAAAGTATCTGATACAGGTTCAAGTGTTAATCCACTTGGATCTGCTGGCAAAGCGGTCTTTCCAACAGCAGTGAAGGTTATTGTTGATGTGTCTGGGCTTAAAACTCCTAATGTGTTAAATGATTTTACTGCAAATTTATATGTTCCTAATCTTGACTCAAATAATTCAAAACTTGGTCTGGCAACTCTAATTCTTTCAGGATTATCATTGCCAAATTGAAACTCAATCAAATATTCTTTTACGCCTTTAACAGGTTCCCAAGCTAAAAATATTTTTGAAACAGCTCTATTATTTAAAACAACAATTTGTTCTGTGGCTGCTAAATTACTTGGTGCATTTGCCTGATCTATTAATGTTGTAATTTCTCTTGGATTTGAAGGTACTGTTGCATCTTCTACCTGTGCGTATTTATTTGAATCATGTATAACAGCAGTAATTTTATATTCAGAATCATTTTGTTCTTCTATCGAAACAACTTTAAAAATTTGTAATTGTGTTGTTGAACTTTCAATGGCATAAACACTGTTGGCTTGTGGAGTTGATGAAAAAGCTGAAGATACTGTTATTGTAGTTCCACTAATACTTGATATGATTTTAGTTTCTGTTGAGCCATCAGACAAAACTACACTTAATGTAGCACCAGAATCATGTGTTAGATCATTTCCATCAATAGATCTTGCATCAACAATAATTTGAGTAGTAGAGACACCTGTTTTTATACGACCACCTTTTCTTGTTCCTGAGCGAACAGAATCAGCAATTGCAATAATAGTTGCTGGTCTAACAACAACTCCAGCTTCTAAAGTAGTTGTAAATGTAACAACTTCTGATTCAAGTAAATTTGTTACTAAGAACCATCTTCCAAGACGATTTGCTTGACCGATAGAAGTACAAGCAAAAGCTTTTAATGTTTTTCTTGTCCTACCAAATTTGTTTATAGCATCTAAACCAGTTGAACCAGAACCTAGTGCTGTGATTTCATCTGCGGTGACAACTTCATATTCAATTGTCTGTGTTTGATTATCAAAATACGCAACTTCAACCTCTGTATATTTAAGCCTTGCCGCTGCATTTTGATATGTAAATCCTTCCTCAGTTACATTTGAATTATTAAAAATATACTGTGGATCAGAGGTATTTGTAGAAGTGTTTGTTGGCCTGTCCTGCGATATTTGCAAAGTGCCATTGCTATAAAATGGCATTGAGTTCATAACTGAGCATAAATCATTTATCAAGGTGTATGCATCATTTCTCTGATTCAAAATTATATTACAGCTAAATCTTGGTTCCTCTGTGAGTGTTATTGGATCATCGATTAAAGCACTAGCATAAGCACTGGCAGAATAAAAACTAAAAACATCTAGATTTTCTTCCTGAACAATACCATCATCGCCCCCAAAACCTTTATCAGTTGTCAATAAGTCATATAAAATCCATGCTGGGTCAGAACACCACTCTTTATCTGTTTTAAATGTACCGTTGAAGGTATAACCATCTGGGTAAATTATTCTTCCATTATCATTATCAACTGTTATATCGTGTGGAACTTTAATCTTAGTTCCTTTAATACGATACATTCTTCTTGGATAGCTTTGAAATTCTTGTGCATTAAATCTTATTGCAACATAAGCAAAACCTTGATATGAACTAACATTTGATTGAATTTCTGTAAATGAAAGCCAATTTGTAGAATTTTGTAATTTAGGATCTGTGCCATCATCTGTGTTTCTAAAAACACTTAATGTTAAAGGAAAAATCATATTTCTTTCAAAAACAAGTTCAAAATCTTTTGCATAAGGGCTTGTAGCTTTTCCATTAGTTACATCAAGAATTACAGGATTATTTATAGTTCCATTGTTTTCAGTAACTCTTATTGATATTTTTACTTCTGCACCAATAACATCACCATCATCTTTAAATTCTTGCAGTGATGGAAATTGCAAAGTAACTCTAAGTTTATCTACTAATTGATTTCCGTTTGAATCTGTAACACCAGCAATAGTTCTTGACAATCCTTGACTGGTTTTGATAATACAATTACCCGCAAAACCTGTATTTTCAAAAGTTGTATTTATAACAAATTTTCCACTATCTGGAATTGAAATTATATTTTGGGTTTGTGGATTAGCAGTTTGAACAGTACCAGCGGCAGAATCATTAATCCAATGAACAACCTCACCAAGAGAATATCCATGATTTGATATTTCTACTAACATTTGATTTGGTCCTAAAGTTACACCACTAACAGTTTGTTCATCACTACCAGTTAAAAAGTAAGTTCCTGTTTTTGTTGTTGCAAAAGGTGAATTTGTAAGAGCAACATTAACAGGAACAGTATTTTCTATGGCATTAATTTCTTGGATAGGTGTCTGATTATCTGTACCATTTTTAAAAAACACATCAACATTTGAAAAATTTAAAGTGCCATTTGCATTTATAATTGGTGTTCCATCTAAAAAAATATCTCGTCTAAAATCAAGAGAATCGGTATTACTTGGGTTTGTATTTGATGGTTTTCTAAGCCCTTCAATGGGACCGTAACCGAGCAAATCAACTACCGTTGCAAATTGTTTGCTACGTAAACCACCGTCGATAAGATCAGGATCTTTTACCCTTCCATCAGGATCTCTTCCAAACAGTTGATCATCAACTAATCTAACCATAGTAATTAAGGTTTATTTCTCATTGTAACTTTTAAAACGTTACCAGAATTTGAATATGTTTGATTATTCCATATACCTGTGCTTACTCTGAATTCATTTTCAGTAACATCTTGAACACCAAAAGTTGCTCCGTCAACATTTGCGTCAGCTAAAGGGCCAGTTATAAAATCAATATCTATATTCTCACCATTAGTAAATGTGTGATTAGTGGCTTTAATAGTAATCAAATTTCCTGATTGTGTGTAAGTCATATCGTCCGATGGACCTTTTGGTTCTTCAATTGTTATTGTTGGTGGTGATGTGAAACCTGTACCACCTTCAACTTGGACGTTAGTAATAATGCCGTTTGTAATTGTTGGAGTAATAAAAACAGTTGATGCGTCACCGCCACCCCCTGTGATTGATATAGATGGAACCTGTGAATAACCAGTACCACCATCTGAAACTGAAAGATTTCCAGTTAAAGAACCACCTCCTGTAACATTGTCACTTGTTGCTGTTGCTGTTGCTGTTGTTTCATCAGTTGTTCCATCCCCTTGACTTATTCCTTTTGTTATTTGTACAGTGTCTGTACCAGAACTAATAATAATTGATCCGCTAAAAACATAACCATAGATAATAGGAATTGGAACACCACTTGAACTGACATTTTGAATGCCATTAAAAGCATATGATCCTCTTATTGCTGGGTCAATATCGCTTATAGATGATATATTTTGTGTAGACTGCGGAGCTATTAATTCTGAAATTCCCCCAATAATCATTGAAGTTCCTATGGCTGTTAATCCTGTACCTAAAACAGTCCCAAGAAGAAATCCACTAATACCAGTCGTAAATGCTGTGGTTAGTGCAGTGCCAGCAGCTGCTGCACCAGCTCCAACTATTATCGGTACTAAAAACCCAGAACCAGTTGCAATTGGAATTATTTGAATATCCCCTTCACCTGACATTGATAAATAATCTTCGGTTATAACATGCCCACCCATTTTAATTTTATATAATTGATCATTCATGTGTTTTTGTAAACCCTCAAAATTTGCCATGAGAAAACTCATTGCTTGTTGAGGTGAATTGACTGCGGCTTCAAAATAAGATTTACCTAAAAATTGTCTCAATTTTCCATATACTTTTATTTTTTTAAGCTGCATATCTGTAAACTCCTCTTAGTGCTTGTTGATAATTAAGATCAAAAGGTTCTCTACAACTCAAAGCTTTAATATTATGATTTAATATCACATTATCACCTATATAAACAGCAACATGATCAAGATTTCCAGTAGATGATTGGAAAAGTAGAACATCACCTTCTTTTAAATTATTATTTGTTTTTTGTTTTGCAAAATTTAATTTTGGCAAAGCATATTCAAATTCAGGGTTGTTGATAAAATCTTTAATTCTTTTTGGTCGTGTCCAGTAAGGAATATTTATATTTTTGTTTTCTTTAAACCAGTCTGTAACAACAGACCAACAATCATATTTACCCCAGATAAATCTTCTTCCAATAAGCGAAGGTGCTTTCCAACCTGTAGGTTTAAATAATTCCCAATGATCATGTTCAATACTATAAATATAATATGGAAAACCTAAATGTTCACAAGCTGCTTTATCATTATCAGATGGGGTCGCAGAGCCTAAAGGATGACTATGCATTACACCAATAATTTCTCCATTATCTTCACATTCTGCCCAATCGTCAGGATCAAGAACAAAAAATTCAAATTTGCCCTCTGCTAAATTTTTACATGGCCAAAAAGTCTCTTTACCGTTAATAATTGCAAGCAAACCACACGCCTCATCAGGTGTTTGTTTTTTTGCATATTTTTTAAAAGATTCTTTCCAAGACATTTTATGCATTTACAAAAGTACCTACACCAGAAAAATCTGCCCTTGTGACCAGTTTTTTTGGAGCACCAATACCAAACAAGTCAAAAGAACCCACCATTTCAAACTGTACAATATTTCTATTTTCAACAGTTTTCCTTTCAATAAAATATACTTCTTTTGGTAGTTCGGCTGAAGCATCTACAGATCCAACTTTGTATGGATTTACATTTGATGGAAAATTTACTTCGTCAAGAAATCTACAAAGTGTACGCCTTCTTGTTACTTTGGCCCCTGCAAGATCAGAAAAAGCTGTAGTTTGATTCGTTAACTGTAATATTGCAGTGATACTTCCTAATAAATTTGAAAAAGTTAAAGTAGGTCTTGGCAACTTTCCTTTTCCCGTATATTTAAAACCATCAGCTCTGACTGGTATTCTGCTATAAGTATTTGATTGCCATATAATATCAAGGCTATCTTTCATGTTATTACCAGCATGAAACAAATAAACAGTTGGATTTGATAAATTTGAATTTACATTAAAAGAAACATTACCACTTGTTGATTGTGAAGTTGTTCCTGTAACAGTAAAAGTATCTGTGGCAACTGTTTGAATTGTATATATCCCATCAATTCCATTTCCAGATGTGAAATCAAGACTCAAAATAAGACCAGTAGAAAATCCATGAGCACTTAATGAGATAGTAATTGTTGTACCTGATTGACTATATGTGGCTGTTTTAGCTGACTTTGTATAATGAACATCAGCTTTTAATTCAACAGAAAATAATTCAATAATTGATTTATTGGTAAGCTGCTGTAACTCTGGAACAGGATTTGCCATTTATGGTTCAAATACCTCCCTAAAAGTACAATTGATGATTGCTCTATTGTTATAAGGAATTGTTTTTGTCCATGAATCACAAACAAACTGTCCTGCACCCGATCTTGTGACACTAACATTACCGCTATTTGTTGCACTTGCAGCGGCAGTGACTGTAAAATTATCACGATCAACTTCAGAGGCTACAGCAAAAACCCCATCTGTTGCAGATCCAGACGTATAATCAATTGTCAAAATATCTCCTATACCAAAACCATGACTTGAAATAGTTATAGTTACAGTAGTGCCACTTTGCGAGTAAGTCCCTGTTTTTGTACCACCTTCAGCAGGCGGTGTAAATGTGAAACTTGCCTGATCGTTTACTCTTCCTCTTAAAAAACCTTCTATGACATCTGCTTCCGCTTCAGACACGTTGAAAGTAAGATCATATACTTTTGGGTCTTGAGATTGTGGAAGTCCATACAAAGCCCTAAATTCATATCCATCACCAAGAGTAGAAACCCTTACTTTTGGTTTACTTGTTTTTCTCATCCCATAAGTGGGAGTTATTGATGGAAAATCTGCCATTATCTATTTAATAAACCCCCTGCCCTTTGTTCATCAATTATAGTTGCTTGCACAACGCTGGCAATCAAACCTCCAAGCTGATCTGCTTCAGATCCACTTCCTTGAACAGAGGTTCCAGAGGCATCAACATTTACAGTAATCATATTATTAGTTGTACCGCCACCACCGATTGCATTGTTTGGAATAATAGTGCCTGCAACTTTAGGAACAAATAATTCTGGCCCTCTTTCACCAACGATTGAAGCTTTACCTACTGGTGGCCTACCACCATTAGCAAAACCTGCACCGCCTAAACTTGGTATAAAAGGAACAAGCCCCCCTCCACTTTTTTTACCACCACTCAATAAATCTCCTAAGAATCCTCCGATTCCTCCTCCTATACCAGAAACTGCTCTTTGTATTGCAACCTCTACAAGTTTTCTTTTAAGATTATTTAAAACATTTATTGCTGATTGTGCAAGTGTTTGAGTACCCAGTACAGCATCAGTTAAATTAGAGACTATTCCTTGCTCAACACTTTGACCGATTTCCATATATTTTTCTTTCAACATTTCAGCTTTATCATTTTGTGAATCCAATTTCAAATTAATTTGTTCTATTAAACCTTCTTGTAAACTAAAACTTGAATTTATAGCTCCACTTGCAGAAAGTTGAGTTTCAAGATTTTTGTTAATTGTCTGATCATTTTTTATAATTTTATTTTGTATAGGTGGCCTTCCAATAAAAGTCTCAGTTATGTCTTCTTGTTTTTGAAATTGTTTATCAAGTTGTTTTTGCACGGCCCTAATTTGTTCAAATGGATTTATGACATCAATAGCTTTTTTTAAAATACCAAAATTCTTTATTAACTTATCAACAAATTTGACTGCTTCAATACTGAAATTTAAAATACTTTTTATTTCATCTTCAAGTTCAGTTCCAATAGTTCTTGCAAGAGTATCAATAGTATCTTGCAATGTAGACACTTTTCCATTCAAGGTATCTGCTTGGGCAGTTGCACCACCAAAAAATGCACCACCTTCATTTGTTAGGTTAATAAGTGCCTGATTAACAAGATCAGCCCCTATCTTGCCCTGTCTCTGTGCTTTTTCAAAAGCATCGCCCTGAAGTCCAGTTATTCGTTTTAATTCGGTTGTAATATCAACTCCTCTTTCTAATAACTGTAAATTTTCTTCTTGTTGTAATTTGCCTTTTGCTCTAATCTGTCCAAATGCCGTTGCTATGCCTGTAAGATCAGCACCAGTAGCACCAGCAACCTCAGAAAGTCTTTT